TGGGACAGGAGACTTTCGTTTTTGTGCAGGCTTTGTTGGTGGAATTGGAAGTCAGGGGAAGCTAAGCAGGCATGGGAATTCCTTCTTCCGAAGCTGTCGTAACGCGTTACGAAGCGCCGTTCGTTCACTGGGTCATTGAAGATCTTGTGGACTGCGACGTGCTGCGAGCCGTTAATGTGGAGTGGCCTGAACAGTGGGCGAAAGAGCAAGGCAAGAACCAGTTCAAGTGGAACACGCAAAAACTTCCTCCTGTTGCGCGAGAAATTGAGCGAGCAATAACGCCGGAGCTCGTTTCGGAAATCACTCGTATTCCTGATCTGAGTCGCGATCCAGAGTTGTTCGGTGCTGGACTGCACTGCATTCCTCATGGCGGATTCTTGCGCACGCACGTTGACTTCAATCAGCATCCAAAAGGATGGCATCGTCGCGTCAATTTTTTGATTTACCTCAATGAGCGTTGGGACGATGAGTGGGGCGGAGCTATCGAGCTCGGATTGACTGACAAGGTCTCTTACATGCCCCGCGGCGGACGCGCGGTTGTTTTCGAAACCACCGACGATTCTTGGCACGGTCATCCCACTCCTTTGGCCTGTCCGAAGGAAATTCAACGCAGATCGCTTGCGCTGTACTTTTACTCGAAGACGCCGCCGGTTGCCGCGGCGCACACCACGGTTTACAGAAAATGAAATTGAATATTGGCTGTGGTGATCGTCGCATTGCAGGTTACACCGGTGTGGATGCGGTGCAGCGTAAGGCTGTCGACGTGATCGCTAAGGCGTGGGACATACCGTTGCCAGACAATTGCGCTGAGGAAATTCTCGCCGTTCACATTTGGGAGCATTTTTATTTGTGGGAGTGCGAAGACGTAATCAAGGAGTGGCGCAGGCTACTCGCGCCCGGCAGCATGCTGATTCTTGAATTGCCGGACTTGATCAAGTGCGCGAAGAACGTTCTTTGTCAAGTTTCAGAAAAGCATGAAGGGCAAATGTCGATGTGGGGTCTTTATGGAGATCCCAGATCGCATGATCCATTTATGACGCATCGCTGGGGGTGGACACCAATCACGTTGAGGAAATTTTTGGAATCGCACGGCTTCAATTCGGTACGCGATGCCCGCCCGCAATTCCATCTTGTTGGTGCTGATTTGCGCGACATGCGATTGGAGGCGAGAAAAGTATGATCAGACTTTTCTGTGGATTCGATCGGCGTGAAGAGCCTGGATTGCATGTCTTCATCAGCTCTGTTTTGCGTCGCGCAAGCCGTCCGGTGAACTTCATTCCGCTTTCTTCGCAGGGCCTTTCTCAAGGGTCCAATGAGTTCACATTGTCACGTTTTTTGGTAGCGAGATTTTGTGACTTTCGAGGGCACGCAATTTTTTGTGATGGGTCCGACATGCTCGTTGATGACGACATTGCGCGTTTGGACGCGTTGTTCGATCCGAGCTATGCAGTCCAGGTTGTGAAGCACCCGGATTATGAATCGTTGCACACGCATAAATATGTGGGCACTGAACTTTGGACTGAGCAGTCCAATTATTCGCGCAAGAATTGGGCTTCAGTTATGCTCATAAATTGTGAACATTCAGACTGGATGGCGCTCACTTATGCGCTCAACTCGACGAAGAAATTGGACGTTCTTCAATTCCGTTTTTTGCAGGACGAAGCAATCGGGGAACTCCCCGCGAAATGGAACGTTTTGGTTGACGAAGGGCAAGAAGCGCGAGATGCTTCGATTCTTCATTGGACCGCTGGCATTCCGCATTTCGCGCATTATAAGGATGCAGCGCATTCTGCGCGTTGGTTTGAGGCGCGCGACTTCGCTTGGCAGGAAGGGAGGGTAGGCTGATGGGTTTGGTAACTCTCGATCAGGCCAAGGAGCACTTGAAGCCTCCAGGAGACATCGATGACACGCGCATAGAGCGCTTGATCGAGGAAGCGTCTCAGATCGTCCTCGACTACATCAAGCTCCCGTCTGACGCTTATCAGTCAACCTCGTTTTCACCGAATGAAGATGAAGTTCCTCCGCAAGTGCGCGCGGCCACGCTGCTTGTGCTTGGCGCTTTGTATGACAACGGGGATGGTCAGGACCCGGATAAGAATCCGATTTCACCGGCGGTGATCTCGATATTGACACCGAAGAGGACGCCGACTCTTGCTTGATGCGAAGAAAAATATGGACCCTCGCTGGGCTGGCGCAACTGTTGTTTGCATTGCCAGCGGGCCTTCGTTGTGCGCTGAAGATTTGGAGTTTGTTCGCACTCATCACGCAGCGGGTCTTTGCAAGGTGATTGTCGTTAATCGCGAATTCGAGTTCGCGCCTTGGGCTGATGTTCTTTATGCAGCTGATCATCGCTGCTGGCAGGAGTACATCGCCGACATTCGCAAGGTTTTTGCCGGCGAACTTTGGACGATGGATGGTCAGGCAGCAAAGATCTTCAAGCTGAATTTGATCAAGCGCGGCTCGACTTTTGGATACTCTGAAGATCCCGGAACAATCAACACCGGCGGCAATTCTGGATATCAGGCAGTCCATCTCGCTGCTTATTGGGGAGCCAAGCGCATCGTCTTGCTGGGTTACGACATGCAGCGGACGGGTGGTCTTGAGCATCATTACGGGAAGCACCGCGGACGTTTGCCGAATGGGAAAGCGTTCGAAGAATGGATCAGGCGCTTCAAGCCGTTAATCATTGCGCTGAAGCAGCGAGGAGTTTTGTTGCTGAATGCAACTCGCAGCACAGCAATACCCGAAACATGGATTGCTCGCATTTCGTTGGAGAGCATTCCATGGCGTTGAAGACTCCATTCAAGAAGCCGTGCTCATTTTGCGAGCGCATGAGGGCGCGCTTGCGTCGGGCAATGCGCCGAGCAAAGGAGCGCAAATCGTGATCCATTCTGGAATGCTGCGTCACGTCATCAAGATTCAGCGTCCCGCAGGCACGCAGGACGATCTTGGACAGGACAGTCCGGAGTTTGTGGATTTGTATACGGACGTGCGCGCAGCGCTGACACCGCTTTCCGGAAGGGAGTACGTCGCCGCTAAGCAAATTGCCGCTGAAGTGACAACGAGGATTACTATTCGTCGCTTGCCTGACATCACTTCCACGTGTCGGATTGTGCGCCTGATTGATGAGGACTCACCTCCTACTGAAGAGGTGTACGACATTCTCGCTGTGTTGCCCGATCCGGTGAGTGGATTGCGGTATCTGACGCTGATGTGCGTGCAAAGATTCGCAGAGGGATTTCGCCGTGGCAGTTGAAGGCGCAGAAAACTTGCGCAAGGCTTTTGCCGAACTTGGCGATATGTCGTCTTCTGAATGGAAGCGCACTCTTCGGGCTGCAGTCTCAACGCCAGCAAAAAAGGTTGTGACGCAGGCGGCCGCAAACATCGCCAAGATCTCGCCGGGCAAGGCTGAGAGTCACAAGACTTACACCGGACGGATTGTCGCAGCGGGCTTCGCTTCGCGCAATATACGCATGAAAATCAAGCTCGACACGAAGCGCGGCATCGCAACGGCATTCATTGGCGTTGTGAAGGAAGCGTTTTACGCGATTTCGTTTTTTGAGCTGGGTGTTCCTTCCCGCGGCATTGCGCGGGATCCATGGCTTGTGCCGGCTTTGAATGGGCGTTTGAAGAGTTCTGTCGATGAAGTTGGCGAAGCCATATTGAAGTGCATTACCAGCATCGCGAAGAAGCGCAACAGCACTTCTCCCAACAGTAATCCCGTTGGGAAGGGAAGAACATGATCGAGCGTGGTCTTGTTGCGCACTTGGAAGCCGACACTTCGCTGTTTTCGAAGATCGGGCAAGGCGATCGTTTTCGCATGTTTGCTCAAATCATTCCGCAAAAGCAACGTGCTGTCGATCAGGTTCCTTGTTTAGTTTATTCCGTTACGGCGGAAGACCGGCAGAAGACTTACTGCGGGACGCAGAAGTTGGTGATGGCGACTGTGCAATTTGACTCTTATGCCGTTAAGCTTAGTGAAGCTCGCGAAGTGAGCAACGCATTGCGGGCTGCGATGATTGATTTCCGTGGATTGATGGGCGATGTTGTTGTGAGAGATGTCAGTTTGGCCGGCAGCTTGACTCTTTATGACATGGAACCGGGACTGATGCGGGTGGTGGATACGTTTGTAATATGGTTTGAAGAGGAGTGATCGAAAATGAGTGAGAAAGTTTTGCTTGGCAATGACTTCAAAGTCGAGCTCGGCAATGATCAGTCGCCGCCTGTCTTCACCGACATGTGCGCAGCGGTGGACTTCGGATCGGTTGGCGAGGAAAAGCCTCTGGTGGACGTCACCAGCTATTGCGATGACGCGAGAGCGTACCGCAATGGTCTCGCCGATGGCGTGGAAATTCCGCTGAAGCTGAATTACATCAGCGGTGACACGACTGCGAAGGCGATCTACGACGCCTACAAGAACGACGAACTCGTGCTCATCCGTATCAGCAAGAAGGATGATCCGAGCGAGTCGCCGAATCTGCCGGAGTATTTCGAGTTCAACGCGACCGTCCGCGCGTGGAACGTTTCCGGCGCAATCGGTGAGCGCGCCACGTTGACCTTCACGCTGAAGGTGTCTGGCTCGGTTCTTTGGGTCACTCCGGAAGGCTAACATGAAACAGCAACTCATGGCCCTAGCAGCTGTCCGTTTTGCGATGGTTGATGTTGAAGGTCAGTCCGTTCGTGTTCGAGAAATCGGCACGACGGACTTTGCTAAGTATGGCGAAATCATCAATGGCAAAAAGGCGGAAAAAGATCAGCCTGCAGTAGCCCCCGACAAGCAGGAGGCTACTGCGTTCATGATCTCCAAGTGCGTTGTCGAAGTTGATTCTGATACGCCGCTGCTCACGATCGAGGAAGCTCGGCAGATCGCTGCAAGTGCTCGTGTTTCAATGCCAATCGTCAGCAAAGTGATGGAGCTGAGCGGCTTCAAGGGGGAAGAAGAAAAACATCCTGACGCCAGCTGAGCTTTTTGACTTTCGGCTCGCTGCTCTTCTGGGTTGGTTAGATCCGGAAGTTATGAAAGAGGCGATGCCGCAAAGACTCTACTCTCGCTGGCAGAGTTATTTTGTCGCTGAGCCTTGGGGACCTTGGAGGGACAACATGCACACGGCAATTCTGGCAAGGGAGATCCGGCGAACGATTCCCGGAGCGAAGTTGCCGGACATGTCGGTGTGGATGATTCGTGATCCTGAAGAGCGCGCGGCTGAAGCAACTGGACAGGTGCTGTCAACCTTGGGAACGATGGCCGTCAAGATCGGGGCGAAGGAAGCGACTAGAAAGCTCAAGGCTGAGCGCAGCACGAGACGGGATCGATTGCGAAAGAGAAAGAGGTGAGCTGTGACTGATCTGGCGAAGCTTGTTGTTCGGTTGGAAGCGCAAACTGCTCAGTACATGCAGCAGCTGGAAGCTGCCAATCGAAAGTTGGACAAGTTTGCGAGAAGCGCGGACATTTCTGCGAAGAGTATTGCGGGTGGATTGGCTGCAGCAGCTGTCACGGCTGGCGTTGCATTCGGCGCGTTGGCGAAGGCCGCAATCGATCATGGCGATGCGCTGGACGAGATGAGCCAGAAGACTGGCATATCCGTTGAGAGTCTGTCAAGGCTGGAGTATGCAGCCAAGTTTTCAAGCGTCTCATTGGAAGATCTTGCGACTGCGCAGGGCAAGCTCGCCAGATTGATGAAGGAGGCAGCAGAGGGAAGCAAGAGCGCTCAGGAAGCTTTCAAGTCCATTGGAGTTACAGCGAAGAACTCGAATGGGTCATTGAGATCGTCAGAAGACGTTTTGCTGGACATAGCGGAGAGATTCCATAATCTCCAGGATGGAGCTGGCAAGACCGCAATTGCTATTGAGCTTTTCGGCAAATCTGGCGCGACGATGATTCCTTTCTTGAACGAAGGTCGCCAAGGCATTGCAGATCTTTCTGCTGAGGCAGATGCGCTTGGAGTGACGTTGAGCGGCGCAGCAGCGAAGCAAGCTGGTCAGTTCAACGATCAGATCGATCGTATCAAGGCTGCCACAAATGGCCTTGCGAATACGTTCGTAGAGCATTTCATGCCGACTCTTCTGGCCATCGCGAATTCGTTTGTAGAGTCCGCAAAGCAGGGAGGGTACTTGAATGGCGCGATGGGAGTTCTATCCGTCACATTCAAGACGCTCGTGACCGCAGGCATCATCGTCAAGAGCGTGTTCCAGACGCTGGGTCGATTGATCTACGGAGTTGGCGAGTCGCTAGTGCGCGTTGCACAGGGCCAATTCAAGATGGCCGGGCAGGCATTGAAGGACGCTTTCAACGAGTCCAAGGAGCACGTCTCTCAGGACATCGAAACGATCAACAAAGTCTGGGCGACGGTTCCTGTTGAGGCGGCGAAGACTGCAGAAGCCACTAACACAGCGATGAAGAAGAGCATCATTTTCAACGACAAGGTCGCCAAGGACAAAGCTGAGAAAGCCTCTGACGCCGCCATCAAGGCGCTGCGCGACATGAAGGCTGGACTGGATGAGCAAGTGGCGACCTTCGGACAAGGCGAAGCGGAAGCGATTAAGTACCGCCTCACCGTCGGTTCTCTTTCCGACAAAGTGAAGGCCGCGGGCGCAGCCGGCAAGGAGCTGGCCGACGCGATCGTCAAGCAAGCCGAAGCGCTGAGTGTCCTGGAAAATCAGGATGCCGTAATGAATCTTGATGCCCAGATTAAGGAACTCACCGGCGATGCCGTGGCAGCGGCTG